TTACATCTTAACTTTAATCACCTCACCATCTTTGAATGTGAACTCTATGTAACGTTGAAAGATGGTGATTTTTTCGATTAGGCGGCGGACAAGATGTGGATCGAACTCCTGAATACCATGTTGGTGTTCGTCTACGAAGTCGCTGACCTGATCGATGTTATGGAGCTTGACCTGATTTTCCGTTTCTAAACTTTGAACCTTTTCCTTTTGTTGGCGCAGGTCCATCACTTCTTGGGTAAGTTCATTGCAGTTTTGATGATGGTTTGCAGCTTGGATTAGTTTTAACTGTGCATCTTCCAGTTGCTTATCAAGTTCTTCAATTGTTGGCCCTTTGGAATTCTTCACGATCTTCATGATGTTAGCCTTAATTTGTTTATCGGCTAGCTCATGGCTTTCTATTAGCTGATTGATGGCATCAAGGGTTGCCGCTTTTAATAACGGTTCCTTAATATTACGGATCATACAACGTCGACCTTTCTTGCTACGTCTAATTCGGCTGGCACAACGCCAAACAGCAACTTTGGTTGGCCGATACCACATGTTTCTCTGGAAGATGTCACCGCATTTTCCGCAAAAGACCCGTTGCGAAAAGCAGTATTTGCCGTTAACTCTGCGGTGACGACCATTTTTGGTAGTAATGCCGTTACGCCGTTGACGGATTAGATTCTGTACTTGCATGAAGACCGATTTAGGAATAATCGCTGGATGGTCATTTTCAACATAGTATTGAGGCATGATCCCTTTATTCTTAACTCGTTTCTTGGTTAAAAAGTCAACAGTATAAGTTTTCTGGAGGAGTGCATCACCCATATATTTTTCATTTTTGAGGATCCGATTAACGCCACTAGATCCCCAATTGGTTCCCTTGCCGCCGGTTAAGACACCATCTACCTTGAGTGATTCGGCAATTTGTTTCATCGTCATGCCTTGCAGGTAGCTATAGAAGATTCGTTTAACCGTTTTAGCTTCTTCTGGTTCAATCACTAAATTGCCATCTTTATCCTTGGTATAGCCCAAAAAGTGATTATGGTTAATCAGAACCTTGCCTTGCTGGTAACGATATTGCAAACCAAGTTTAACATTTTGCGATAAAGATTCACTTTCTTGCTGGGCGAGGGAAGCCATAATGGTAATTAGGACCTCACCTTTGGCGTCCATTGTGTTAATGTTCTCTTTTTCAAAAAAGATTGCCACATTGATGGCTTTCAAGTCCCGGATATACTTTAGACAATCAATTGTATTCCGCGCAAACCGACTAATTGATTTGGTGACAATTAAGTCAATCTTACCAGCTTTACAAGCGGCAATCATTTTATTGAACTGTTCTCGCTTCTTGGTGTTGGTTCCAGAGATTCCATCATCGGCGAAGATGCCAGCCATTTCCCAGCTGGGATCTTTTTGAATCAGCTCTTTATAGTGACTAACTTGTGTTTCATATGAGTTAGCTTGTTCATCGAGTTCAGTTGAAACCCGACAGTAGGCCGCAACTCGTAGTTTTTCTGATTGTGGTTCATCTGGTAAACGGTGGACACTATTGCCACGTTGCTGATGGGCAGGAATAATATGAACTTTACTCAATTAAATCCACCTCGCTTTTAATGGTACTGTATAGATATTCAGCCTGTTTAACAGGTTCATTGAACCGTTGATGAATAACATCTCGATAGAAATGCTCGTTAACCATGGCTTTCTTGGTAAGATGCTCTTCCAAATTAAGTCCACATTTTAGCTGAAAGGTAATCTCATATTGATTAAGAACCTTAACTGACCGGACATAAGTTTGAAACAGTTTGGGATCAAACCTAGTTAGTAATTGTCCTTGCTGGCACCAGCGGAGCAGGTCACGAAAATCTTCTAAGTTATTAGCGTTATCAGTTTGATTACTATTGATTTGCTTGATCTGCTCTTGGTATTGATAGCTCGATTGCTCTAATTTAGCGGTTTGATTGATGTACAGCGATTTATCGATTAAGCCTTCCTGCATTAATTTAGTAAGGGTTGCTGCTTTTTGATCGTTTGCCTCAATTAGTTTTGTGAACTGGTTCAGTTTACCGTCAGTATCCGCATTAATTTGTTCCCTTAGCTTTTGTAGCAGTGGCTGGATGAGGAACTTTTTGCTGAAGACAAGCTTATTCATCATGGTGCAAAAAGCATTTCGAATCCCTTCTTCAGAGATCGCTTTCACCGGACATTGAGTTGCGGAATGTAAATGCTTTTGGCAAGCCCAGCAAATTCTATTTGATCGCGTTTGCCGCTTAAAAGTAGTACCGCAGTAGCCACAAATAAGTTTCCTAGTGAATAGGTAGTGTCGCTGGTATTTATGACTGCCGACTTCAATGTGCCGCTTTTGTGCGATGTGTTTTAATAAGTCCTGCGCGCGGTCAAAATCCTGATGACTAACTATTGCCGGATGATGGTCTTCAATTAGGTACTGCGCTAGTTCGCCGTGATTAATGTGTCGCCGATATTGATCATCTCGATAAGTTTTCTGACATAACATGTCGCCGGTATAGTTAATGTTACGCAGAATATTGATAATGGTACTGCTCCACCAATGATGACCATGCTGGGTTGGAATCTGTCTAATGTTTAGCTGCTTAGCAATTTGACTAGTTGATTGCCCCTGTAAGAAGTGGTTAAAAATTGTTTTAACGATTCGTACTTCATGAGGGTTAATCATTAGGTTGCCGTCCTGAATGAAATAACCATATGGAGCCGAAGAAACTCTAAAACTACCATCGGCGAACCGTTTTCGAATGGACCAGCGTAAATTACCTGCGGTTGAGTGTGATTCATCCTGGGCAATACTGCTAAGGATCGAAAGAAACAACTCACTGGCCATTTCACCGGTATTAATCCGTTCCTTTTCAAAGTAAATAGGAATGTTAAGTTGCTGTAGTTGCCGAACAATCTGTAAACAGTCAGTAGTATTACGTGATAATCGACTAATTGACTTAGTAATTACCAGGTCAATGCGATGGTTATTGCAGTCAGCTAATAACTCATTAAGAGCTTTTCGCTGTTGGGTTTTGGTTCCGGATAGCCCTTCATCATAGTAGATTCTAGCTAGCTGCCAGTTAGGGTGACGTCGAATATATTCTTGGTAATGTTGACGTTGATTTTCCAGACTTTCGAGCTGAGCAATATTGTCAGTTGAGACTCGACAGTAGGCAGCCACCCTTAGTTGCTGGACATTACGTTGGAATTCTTGAATTTTAGTAATGGTTGACATGGCAAACCTCCTTTCGTCAGTGTGGTATGTTAGCTCTGAACTGTTGATGTATCAACACCTTCCGGGCCGATTAAAGGAGGAAAGGACTGTCGATGCAATTGATCAATTTGGTGGAATTCATGGCTAGAGATTAGCCCTTTTTGCAAGAGTTTCAATGTTATTTGACGAGCCTGCTGGTAGTGAAGTTCATCTAATAGTTGTGATTGTGTCATACTGGTATTAACTGATATCAGTGGTTGGTGTGTTACGGTTTTTACTTTTTTAGTCATTGTAATTACCTCCACTGATAAGCCAGCCAAAGTAAAAAAGTAAACCATGACAAAATAAAAAAGCCTGCAGACTGCAGTCCACAGGCGAAAAGTAATTATTGATGGTTGTTCTTGGTATGCAATTGCTGGAGGGCACTTTTTAATTTATCAGGAATGGGCAAACCGAGCTGACTAGCATTTTCAAGAAGTGAAATTCCTTCATTGGAAATGTAAAAGAAGATGGTAGCAGTTCTAATTGCCGAGCCATTCTTTAATAAGTGAATGTCGAGCACATTGGCAATACCCACTAAGACTAAAATTAAAACTTTACGTGTCAGTCCTCGAAAGCCGATTTCACTCGAGAGCTTATGTTCACTGATGGCACAAAGAATACCGGTTAGGTAATCCACTACCATAAAAATTAAGAGGGCATACAAAAAGTCATCCATACCACCTAGATACCAGCCGAGGAAGGCTCCAATTGCACCCCAGCAAGAATTAATCGCAATCGCACTAATCTTCAAGTTTAATCCCCCTTTTGTATTCTGCTTTTAACTCCATAAACTCGTGCCCATATTTAACATCATCGATGAAGCCAATATCATAGCCGCGGCCTTCAAACCAGATATTAGTATCTTCATCAACGTCAGGACGATAGCGAATAATAAAGGAAAGCTGCTTTTCTAGTTTGACAGTAACGGCGGTGTAGTATTCCTGCCCGTGAAGGGAAGAAACCTTAGCCCAAACGTTACCTAATTTGACGTTTTTATACATACTCATCCCGGTATTTGGATTTTCGCCCACGTACTTTTCTTTCATGAGGGTGATTCGCTTGTTTAATTCGCCAATATCAGCGATTTTACTGACACGATTATTTTGTTGCTGCACTTAAAATTCCTCCTTTCGGTAGGGGGATAGGATTGCACGGAGAAATTTGATCATGGCATCAAAGTCAGCCGTTTCACGATACTCATAGAGATAAGCAGTTGTGTAAAGAATGGCGGTATGAATATCATCGGGAAGAGAATCAAAAGCAGACAAGGGTTGCCGTAGAACATTTTCAACGGTTGCGGTAGCTGATCCAATCAATTTAGTAATCAGATCATCTTCCGTTGTACTATCAACCCTTAAGTAGGTTTTTGCTTCGGCCAGAGTAACAGTAGCCACATTTCATCATTCCTTTCTACTTTGCAGCCATTGCTAGGGTTTTGATAGCTTCGGGGAGGATAACTTTAGCGTCGACCCGTTGTGAACCTAAAAAGCCCACTTGACCAGTAACAGCGTAAAGTTCGTTAAGACGCTTGAAAGTTCGTCCTTGGCGATCGGCAATCCAATAATAATTGAAATCGCCGAAGAGGACGGGTTTATTTCCAGCAGCCAAGTTAGGCATGTAGGGACTGGTGTAAACTGGGCAGTTTAGAATGCGATCCGGTTGTCCCGCTTGGACCGATGGTTGCCAAACGTATTGGTCATTCTTATCTTTCAGCTTACGAATTGCTTTGACAGTGTCATCGCTCATTAAAAATATGGCATTCTGCTGGTAAGGTGCTTTCAGTGAATAGAAGAGGTCAATTAGGTCATCAAATGTTAAGGTATCGGTTTTTGCTGCGGTTGAGCCAGCTGATGCACCGTTGGTATCTGTTAAAATTCCGGTTGGTTGATTGGTCCCTGTCCCGGTTAAGAAAGCTTGTTCCTCAGCATTACCCAGTCGACGACCAAATTCGCCAGAGAGATAAGTCATCAAATCAAAAGCCGAATCATTGAGTAATTCTTCAGATACCTTAATTAATGTTCCTAATTTATGGGCAGCCAGGGATACTTGGCTGAACTGGGTGTTGGATTCCGTGTAGGCAGCTTCTTCGTCCAGCCAAGCGGCGGTCCCTTCACTAGCAACTACAGGAATTTTATGTTCACCGCTGTTCGTTTGAATAACATGACTGATCGTCCGTAAGACGTTAGCTTCCTGTAGCTTCTGAATTAGTTGATTTTCAAACTCATCTGGAACCAGGAAACCACCATCAGGATCGGCGCCTTCTTTTAGGGCATCAACTACGCCCTGGCCACGCATCATCTGCCAAAAGTCCTTAGTATATCCAGTTGCCTTAATGGATTGCGTTTCAGCAGACGGGATATTAGTTAGAGCCTGGGAAGTGGGCTGATTGAGAGCCGCTTCGATTTCTTCTTGCTTGTGACGCCGGTCGATTTCTTTACCTAGATCAACGACATCTTGTTCCATCTTTTCGTAGGTCGCATTATCTTCAGCAGACAGTACATCTGATTCTTTCTGCTTAGCGTCAAGGAAATCTTTTGCCTGCTTCCAGATCCGGGCACGCTTATCTTGTAATTCAGTAATCTTAGTCATATTTAGGGTTCCTCCTCAAATTTAATGTGATAACAAAGAAAGCCGCTTTTGCAGCGACTTTACAGAGATAGTTGTTTTAGTTGTTGGTTTGAGTTTGTTCAGTAGAACAAGGTTCGACTGTTTATCAGAGTAGGAGTAACAATCTGTTACGTTCTTATTTTGCCCGAGCATCTCGTCAGCAAAACCAAGTTCAATTGCCTTATTAACGTTCATCCAGGTTTCGTTGTCCATCATTGTTGAAATCTTAGCTCGGGGCAGATTCGTTTTAAGCTCATAGGCGTTAATAATGGATTCTTTAGTTTCGGTCAACATCTGCACTGCCTGATCGAGGTCTTTCTTCTGCCCGCCCACAATAGTCAAGGGATTATGGATCATTAGCATTGCAGTCGGTGCCATTGAAACGGTAGTTCCCGCCATGGCAATGACTGAAGCGGCTGAAGCAGCTAATCCATCAATTTTGACGTTGACATCATTAGGGTAGTTCATCAGCATGGTGTAAATACGGCTGGCTGCAGTACAGTCACCACCAGGAGAGTTAAGCCAGAGATCAATTGGTCCTTGATCTTCATTTAGTTCATCTTGGAATACTTGCGGTGAAATATCGTCATTTACCCAGCTATCAGGTGCAATTACTCCAGAAATAGATAATTGACGCTGGTCACCGTCATGGTTCCAGTTCCAGAATCGTTTCAAATTGATTTATCCTCGCTTTCTTGTTTTGCCTTTGGATTATAGAAATTACCAGCTTGATTTAACGGAAGCATATTGCCATTAACTAAGTACTGATCACCACCTTCACTGGCGGGAATTTGGTTGAGGTCTTCCAGTTCACGAATGTCGTTAGCAGATAACCAGCCATTTTGCCGACCAATTGCGTAGCCGTTCATCCGGCTTTCATAGTCACCCCGAAGCAAGCCATCCACGTTAAATTTAATGAAGTATTTCTGCTGGTCGTCAGGTGAGAGCAGTTGCTGGTTCATGGCTTGCTCCCAGCGAACACACCAGGGATTTAAGGTATACTTCACGAATTCCAGTGATTGCTGTTCGATATTTGAAAAAGTTGATCGATCCAGATCACCGACCATATGAGGCGGGACGCGAAAGATCCGTGCGATTTCGTCTAACTGGAATTTTCTAGTATCAAGAAACTGCGCTTGATCAGGAGGAATCGAAAGTTGGTGGAAGGTCATGCCTTCTTCTAGAACCGCAATACTATGGTTGTTGGAACCCGAGAATTGAGCCTGCCAACTTTTACGTAAACGTTCTGGATCTTTGACCACGTTAGGGTGTTCAAGTACGCCACCGGGTGTGGCATCGTTTTTAAAGAAAGTTGACCCATATTGTTCAGCGGCCATCGATAAGCCAATTGCATTTTTGGCCATCGCAATTGGACTATAGCCAATCAAACCATCAAAACCTAGTCCGGCAATATGAAGAACTTCATCAGATAAGAGAATGACTTGCTTGGATTTATTCTTGGCTTGGTAATCATCATAGTTTTGGGTATAAGTGTAGTAGAGGTCACCGTTGGCAGCGCGATTGACATCCATGCGATCGGGCATCAAGGGATAAAGTCCAGTGATTTGTCCCTGACCATTTCGAATGATCTGGGCATAGGCGTTACCCCAAAGTAATAGATGATTCATCAAGGTTTCCCGAAAGACAAAGCTGGTCATTTCTGGATTAGGAGCATCATGGAGCAAAAAATAAAGCGGGTGTTTAATTGCCCGCTGTTTACCACCATCATTGGTGTATTGGTAAATATGAAGTGGCAGTTCTGCTAAACCTTCCGCTAATACCCGGACACAAGCATAAACTGCGGTGTTTTGCATAGCAGTGCGTTCGGTGACGTTTTGGCCGGCAATGGAACTGCCAAAAAGAAACGACATCGTGCTGGATAAGGTGTTTTTAGGTGAAGTTTTGTTGGTGTGGAATAGTTTATTGAGAAAGTTCATAGCATCAACTCCTTTTAGGGCATAATAAAAACACCGACTTGCTAAAAGTCGATGCTAATTAATATATTTTGATCTCTTTGGTAAGTTCAATCACCGCTTAACTTTTTCGTTTGTAGACGTCATTTCTTTTACCCGCCTTTACGACAACAACCGTAAAAACTTCGTCTTGAATATCGGCAATGATGCGGTAACTACCAGCTCGGTAACGCCATAGAGTACCCAGTTCACCTTCCAGGGCTTTACCCCAAACTCGCGGATTATCAGAACCTTCGATATGTTTGTCAAGCCAATTGATGATTCTTCGCTGAACAGGCTTGTCGAGATTTTTCTTAAAATCCTTTAGTGCCTTTTGATTAAATGACCAAGTGTATTTCATCATTAAAGGCCTAATTGCTTTTTAACGTCATTGCGAGATACAGTTTGGCCATGGGATTCACGGATGTTTTTGACTGCATCTTGATAGTCAAGACTATCTTCGAGCTTTTCTAAAACGGCATTTCGCATGAATTCGGTAGCAGATTGACCATCAAGATCCGCTTGTTTGTGAATCAAATTTAAGACGTCTTTATCAAAACGGATAGTGGTGGATTTAGTAGCAGTTGCCATGTTTGGACCTCCTTGGATTTGTTAATGATATTATATCATATCAGAATGCAAATGCGTTCTATTTTGATTAAAGCATTAATAGTCCGCGACCATCGTAAACTGAATCACCACTATCTTCATTTCGAATAGCCCGATCTAACCCCATGATAGTGGCGACTACACCATCGATCTTTTCGGTAGATTTGGCTTTATCTGGTTTGATATTACCGGCTGGATCTGTGCGGATGTAAATGTTATCCATCATCCAACGTAAAACTGGGTGTCCACCATGAGCAATCTTCTTTTCAAGGGTTAACCGCATCAATTCCTTGGTTGGCGGGGTCATATCCTTAAACCCTTGACCAAATGGCACGACTGTAAATCCCATACCTTCCAGATTTTGAACCATTTCAACGGCGCCCCAACGGTCAAAGGCAATTTCTCGGATATGATATTTTTTACCAAGATCATCGATAAAATGTTCAATGAAACCATAGTGAACAACGTTGCCTTCCGTAGTTTGTAGGTAACCTTGCTGTTTCCAAATATCGTAGGGAACATGGTCACGGCGAACCCGTAAATCAACGTTATCTTCAGGGATCCAGAAGTAAGGGAGCAGAGTGTACCCTTCTGATTCATCACGCGGTGGGAAAACAAGAACGAAGGCGGTAATGTCAGTAGTGGAGGATAAGTCCAAGCCACCAAAGCAATCACGCCCGCGTAGCTCATCTGGATCAACTGGGAAAGCGCAAGCATCCCACTTATCCATCGGCATCCAACGAACATCTTGTTTAACCCATTGATTGAGTCGCAGTTGTCGGAAAGTGTTCTCTTCAGCCGGATTTTCCTTTGCTGAGTTATAGGCATCTTTGACTTTCTCCATTTTGACCGTGATGCCTAAGGAAGGGTTAGCCTTTTTCCAAACCTCTGGGCTGGACCAATCTTCATCACGCCCAGCGCCGTAAATAACCGGATAGAAACGAGAATCATGCTTGCGGCCTTTCATAATATCGATCGCTTTTTGATGAACTTGGTAACAGATGGAATTTTCATCGTTTCCCGCAGTGGTGATCAAAAAGTAGAGTGGCTGGGTACGGGCATCCCCAGAACCTTTTGTCATGACGTCATAAAGTTTGCGATTCGGCTGAGTGTGCAATTCGTCAAAGATAACCCCAGATACGTTAAATCCGTGTTTAGAGTATGCATCAGCAGATAGAACCTGATAAAAGCTATTAGTTGGTTCATAAATTAACCGTTTCTGAGAAGCCAGGATCTTGCAGCGTTTCTTTAACGCCGGGTTCATGCGTACCATATCGGCGGCCACGTCAAAAACGATGGCAGCTTGTTGCCGGTCAGCCGCACAGCCATAGACTTCTGCCCGCTCTTCACCATCAGCACAGCATAGTAATAAAGCGACTGCTGCAGCTAATTCTGATTTGCCTTGTTTCTTGGGAATCTCAACATAGGCAGTATTGAACTGACGGTAACCATCCGGTTTAAGGATCCCGAAGATATCACGGATAATTTTTTCTTGCCAGTCAATTAAGTCAAAAGGCTTGCCTGCCCAGGTACCCTTGGTATGACAAAGGCATTCAATGAACGATACCGCAAAGTCGGCCGCATCTTTGTTGTAGGTGGAGTCTTTGGCCATAAAGCGGGTTGGTTTATAGTCCTTTAATTTACGCAAGGGGTAATCACATCCTTTCAGTGATACTAAAAAAGCACTGAGCTTTTAACTCAATGCCGCAATGTTTAGTTAAATTTACCAGTCAAAATCAGTTTGATGTATCCAGCACGATCAGTGTTTAAATATTTGATTAGATCATGGCAGTTATAGTAATAAGCTAGTCGTTTCACGTTTTCAACATCAAACATATTCGTTTCGCCAGTGTTGCGGATTTGCAAAACTTGTTGACGAATACGATCGCGTTGAGCTAATTCTTCTTTAATTCGGTTCATAGCTAAGCCTCCTCGTATTCTTAAATGCCGCCGATCCCGTTAAGTTGCGTAATAATATCTTACGTTGCTTTTTGTATTTGGAACCAATAAAACCCAGTCGCAATAAGAAACAACGAAAGGCATATTTTTCATTGCTTTCTTCGTGGGGTGTGGACATGATTCGCTGATGGCTCTGTGCGTATTGCACCAATTTATCGACAAATTCCTGATAGGCAGCAGTATCTTCTGGACTAATCTGATCAAACCAGTCAAATGATACACGTTGTTCATCAATGATAAGGTGTAAAGATTTGATGTCAAAAGCATCCTTAATTAGCTGACTTTTTGCCCATATTAAGTGCCGTAGGTTGTCCAAAGATTGTTCAGTAAAGTTTTCTCTAGGATAGGAAAGATTGAACTGAATGACCTTTGTTCCGTTAAAGCCTAATTTATTTAAGTATTCCAGCAATTGTGGTGGAATTTTATCTGGGGAACTTAGTGTGCCATTTCGACTGACATTATATTTGCCAATTTGATATGCGTATGTTGGTGTGTATTGGTATTCAGCTTGTTGCTTGGTATAAGTTGCAATGAGCATCACCAACTTTTTACGCTTTTTACCATGAACGTTAAAGTTAATTTCCATTATCTGTACCTCCTTGTTTAGTTACTGTATACATCACTCTGTAAGGCACAGATAGCAAGCTCTTTAAGCTGATTTTGGCGCTTTTTTTGCCCGACTATAAGGTAAAGTTTTGCCATCCCTTTCTACGCTAACTTTTTTGTCAGAGCCAGCCTGCTCAATATAGCGATTGATGATGACATCACAGTATTTCGGGTCTAGTTCCATCATGTAACAGATGCGATTGGTCTGTTCACAGGCGATTAGAGTAGATCCAGAACCGCCGAACGGGTCCAGTACCGTACAATTGGACATAGTGGAGTTCATAATTGGGTAGGCAAGTAAGGGGATTGGTTTCATGGTAGGATGTTCCTTACTTTGTTTTGGACGATCAAATTCCCAGATCGTTGATTCCTTGCGACCGGTATACCATTCGTGCTTGCCATCTTTTTTCCAACCATAAAGAACTGGCTCATGCTGCCACTGGTAAGGTGAACGACCGAGTACCAGCGATTGTTTCTTCCAAATGCAGCATCCAGATAAATAAAAACCAGCATCCTGGAAAGCGCGACGGAAGTTTAATCCCTCCGTGTCGGCGTGGAACACATAGATGCTGGCATCATTAGCCATGGTTTGGTTCATATTTTGAAAAGCAGCAAGCAAGAATTGATAGAATTTATCGTTGGCTTGGTGATCATTCTTAATTTTACCAGCTTTACTTTGATAATCGACATTGTAAGGTGGATCGGTAAGTACTAAGTTTACCTTGTTTCCACCAAGTAATTGTTGATAGCTGGCCTCCTTAGTGGCGTCACCGCATAATAAAGTGTGTTTACCTAAATGCCAAAGGTCGCCAGGTTTACTGAAAGTTGGCTTATTAAGTTCATTATCCACGTCAAAATTATCGTCGCGAGTATCATCTGCAGTACCGAGTAGATCGGTGATTTCACTCTCATCAAAACCGGTTAACGAAACGTCAAGATCACTAGCTTGTAAGTCAGTCATCAACAGGGCTAACTTGTTTTTATCCCAATCACCGCTGATTTTATTCAATGCGACATTGAGCGCTTTCTCTTTCTCATCATTGAGATTAACGACTACACAGTCAGCTTCTTGAATACCTTCGTCTTGCAGAATTTTTAAGCGTTGGTGACCACCAACTACATGACCGGTTTGTTGATTCCAGATGATTGGGTCAACGTAACCAAATTCATGCATTGAGCGTTTTAGCTTTTCGTAGTCCGGATCACCAGGCTTGAGATCTTTACGCGGATTATAATCTGCGGGGATCAAGTCGGTGATTTTCTTTTTGATAATTTTCATTAGTTCACTCCTTTCCGGCTTCGCAAAAGCCGTTCCATGACATCATCTTGTGGTGTAGATCCTTGATAGGCGGTTGCGTTGTTTTCCTTAACCACTTGAAAAATTTGAAACCATAACTGACTTGATTGCTTCATGTAATCGCGGCTCATTGACACATAGGGTGATGCAATCGCGTTCCCAGTGGTGGGGTGGCGAGCAAGGAAGCCAAATTTAGAGATACATTCCTCACATTGAATCCACCGGCTAACACTAACCGCATATTGTTCGATCAGCTGGGTGTTTACTAGTTTTTCACACCCCCGTTCCACTAGCCACTCCCACGTTTCCTTGAAGATATCAGCAGCATCAAACTCTAAACCATTTTTCTGCTTGGCTTTGAGGTACTTCTTCACTGGCGGCATAACGTGCCCTTCAAGATTAGTTGGAGTAGGCAAGTCGATTACAGTTGCTTCCTGGCCAGCTTCGAGCTTATCGTGAAGTGATTTAGATTTCCGGCCGGCTCCGACCCGAGTCCCGCCACGATTTGTACCATCTTTAGCCAAATCTCTCCCTCCTTTCGGCAGGGGTTAATACCCTGTTTGATTTCAATTTTTTGTACACGGAGGCCCAGGCCCGCTCCCGCGCGAAAAATTTTTAAGGATTTGATGGCCCCCTCCGTGGTTTAGTAATGATATCGACGTGGCTTTTTATGCCAGCGATCATCCATCTGGGCGGTGATGCGGGAGTGGCATGGCTTACATAATGCCATCAGGTTCTTGAACTCGTTGGTGCCGCCGTGTTCCAGAGGCAGAACGTGATGGACCTCGGTGGCTTGGGTATACCTTCCTTGGCTCAGGCACATCTCACAGAAGGGATGGTGGAGCAAGTAGCGTTGACGGATCTTTGGCCAGCCACGATGATAGCGCGGACGACTACGTTTTGGTCGTTGGTAACGATTGTAGTGAGAACTGACTTGCTTAGCATGGACGTCACAATAAGTGTTGTGGGTTAGTCGCGGGCAGCCAGGGTAACGACAGGGTTTCTTGGGTGAGTAGGGCATGACACTCCTCCTTTCTGAGGGTATAAGAAAAGCCCAGCAGTTTTGCACCGCTAGGCTTCAATGTTATAAAGCAAATGCCTTTATCCTAATTTTCTACGCTACCATCGTAACATAGATAAGCCGATTGTTTGTTCTGCGTTTTACCTTTCTAATGATGGGATCCATAAAGTAAGAGCGTGAGGTGATCGAGTGCTTTGTTCTTTCGATTGTAAGCAGTGGTTTTCGCAATGAAGTACTTGTCCATCACGATGGTTAGTCCCTCGTTCATTGACTGGTTTGGAGTGTGATAGCAGACATCTAAAACAAAGCGCTCGTCTTCAGATAACTCTTGCCAGGCTGGCTCGAACCACTTGAAGTAAAGTTGGGCTTGTTGGTAGCGTTCATTCAGCTTGGTTGTCTCATCGATGCCATGCAGCAGGCGATGCTCAGTTGGGTTATCTTTTTTACTGCTGCCAGGTACGAAACCGTAGCGTGGCGAACTGACACCAATCATTTGTTCCTTGGCTAGCTTCAGGTCGTCTTGGTAAGAGTCAATGATGAACTTCATACCATCGTAATCTTTCAAGGCTGCGACGGTCGCTCGCCGTTTGTCTAAGTAGTTCCACATGATACTCATGCCATAACACTTCCTTTCAGGTTGGCTTTCACTGCGTTAATTAAAGCTAACTGGGTTTTGTCTTTGCGTTTCAGGGCCGCCAGAATGTTTTCGTCAATGGTGCCTTCAGTGATGATGTGGTGGATAACTACTGGTTGACGTTGCCCTTGCCGCCAGAGCCGAGCGTTAGTTTGCTGGTAGAGTTCCAGACTCCAAGTTAATCCATACCAGATTAAGGTAGCACCACCAGCCTGCAGGTTAAGACCATGACCAGCAGAAGCGGGATGGATCAAAGCTAAAGGAATCTTACCGGCATTCCAGTCCTGAATGTCACGGGGTGTTTTGATCTCACGAACCTTGAAACGACTTTTAATCTGGATTAGATCATGTTTGAACCAGTAAGCTACCAAGACAGGTTTACCATTAGCAGCTTCAACCAAATCTTCAAGGGCATCAAGTTTTCGCTGGTGAATTTGAATAATCTGCTGCTGGTCGTCGTAGACACAACCATTTGCCATCTGGCAAAGTTTATTCGATAGACTGGCTGCGTTGAGGGCATCGATTTGTTTACCCTGGGCTGAAACTACTAGCTGGGCATTAAGCTCATCATAGATTGCCTGCTCACTATTACTCATTTTTACCGGAACGGTGTTCATAGTTAACGGTGGCAGACTCAAGTAATCCTTAGACTTCATAGAAATGGTGATGTCATCAATGGCGCGGTAGATACTTTGTTCAGCACCGGGCTTAGGTTTGTAGGTAAACACTTGATACATGTTTCGCTTGTCAGGGTCAAAGTAGTTCATTCGGTAAGATGAGATGAAACGGCCGAGTCGTTGGCCCATGTCTAGTACGCGGAACTCTGCCCACAAATCCATCAAGCCATTAGACGACGGTGTGCCTGTTAAGCCAACCACGCGCTTAATCAGTGGTCGCACTCGTTTGAGGGCTTTGAAGCGTTGTGAGCGGTAAGACTTAAAACTAGAGAGTTCATCGATCACCAACATGTCGTAGTCAAAGGAATTACCAGAGGATTCAATTAGCCATTTCAAGTTTTCCCGATTAATGATATAAATGTCGACATCTTGCTGCAGTGCTTTGATCCTTTGAAGCTTAGAACCAGTGACGACTGAATAGTTAAGGCCTTTTAAGTGGTCCCATTTTTCAATTTCTTCTGGCCAGGTTTGTTTAGCCACGCGCAGTGGAGCGACAACTAATACTCGTTGAACTTTACCTTGCTGAATAAGCTGCTTAATAGCAGTTAGGGTAATGACACTCTTGCCAAGTCCCATATCAAGCAAGATGGCTGTTACGGGATGGTCCAAAATAAAACGAGTTGTATATTGTTGATATTCATGCGGTTTGTATAGCATCAAGCATTCCTCCAATCTGATCAAGCTGATCGCAAACAAAGACTTGGAAACCAAGTTGTTTTAACTGGTTGAGTCTTTGCACTTGTAACGGGCGGGGATGTTTACCAGGAGCCTTCATCTCCACAAAGCCCATGTGACCATCAGGCAGGAGGACCAATCGATCAGGTACTCCGGCCATAGATTGCGAGATGAACTTTAGGCAAAGACCTCCGCGTTGGTGAGTAGCTTTGACAAAAGCGGTTTCGATTTGTTTTTCTAACATTTTTAAAATCCTTCCTAAACGTTGATATATCGGTGATTCGTCAGGGTTAATGACGGTCGTGACAGTTGATTTACTACTCTTCTCTATACCTCTTTTTTTCTATTTTTATTCCTATATACAAGTAAGGTAAAAGAGTGTCATGACTGTCATTAGGATTGGTAAATACTGATGTATCAAGCTTTTTAAGTTGTAAAGGGTGACAGTCGATGACAGTCAACTAAGGAATTCATCAGCCTTAACTTTTAATCGCAGTCCCTTGATGAAACGACCGTTTTGTTTGTGTTGACGTTGAAAGCCAGCATTTTTGAGGGCCGTGTAAAAGTCTGACGTGCTGCGGATATATTCACCGATACTTTGACAATATTCGCGATACTTTTGATAAAGATCGCCTGACTTTTGTTCATAACTGGGGTCAAGTTCACAATTCTCATGAAGAAAATGTCCTAGCCAATCGTTATCAGCGTGGTAGGATCGTACCGCTTTGGTTACGGCAACGGGGGTGGTTAACTGGTAATTTTGCTGAATGATTCGCTGGGCACCCTCAATAATCCACTGCAATACCGCTGGACCAGCTTGTTCGGTTAGATACTGAGCATAGTTTTTAATGTCATTCCGTTTAGCAATCGTGGCTTTAAAGGGAATTACAATCAATCGGCGCCAGATTCCTTCATCATTACCACCTACGTGGGGCAGGTAATTGGTGTATAACACGATGGTGTGGCTGGGCGTAAAAGAGAAAGGTTTCATGTATTTCTTTTCGGCATAGATTTCATCAGTTGAACAGAGTTGCTTGACGATGGAAGTGTTCAGTCGCTTACCTTCTTCTAGTTCAGCGGAGATGATTAGCCGCTTGCCTTTGACTTCGGCCATCTCTGGTTTGACGTTTCGCCGAACACCAGTGGTCAAGGCATCAGCTGAGAGGTGACCGGTATAAGTGCCGAGTACATTAGCGATGGTGTTCCAGAAGGTTGACTTACCATTCCTCCCGCTGCCGTAAGCAATAATCAGAGCTTCCAAGTACACCTGACCGATCGCCACCAGTCCCACAATTTCTTGGACGTAATTAATCAACGCTTGGTCACCACAGAAGAAAGTAGTGAGTGCTTCTTGCCAGAGTGAAGCTCCTTGATTACCAGGAACACAGGATGTGGATTTGGTGATTAATTCATCAGCTTGAATTTCCTGTTGACCGTGCATCCCTTTCTTTAAATTGAAAGGTCCGTTGGGCGTGTTCAACAAAAACGGATCAGCATCAAAATCATTAATCTCTTTGACGAGCTTTGGTCGAGAATTAGTTAAGATCCCGTTAATACCTCGAGTGCTGCGTTCCTTGAGAATAAAGGCTTCGTAAGCTTTAGCATTTTCGTAATCCTTGAATGCGGCTAGTTGTTCATCATTAAAAGTACGACTAGCTTTTGTTTTACCCATTGCTTGCAAAGCGGATGTCACACCATTTTGCTGAATCTTCTTATAACTATTAGTGACACGAAGCTGAGCATCAGTTAATTGTTTATCGCTAAAGCGCTGGACTTCACCGAGAGCTAAAGGTTCCGATTCCTGCCAAACCTTCCCATCGAACCACATAAAACCTGATTGGTTGGTATAGCAAACCCGCTCTTTGCAGTTGTTGACAAAGACATAAGATTCACCAGTATCCGAGTAATCATCCGGTTGTAGATCGTCATTGGGCTGATTGTATTCTTCAGGCGGAATATAACCTTTTTGACTAGCCATGCGCTGACCAAATTTGGTGGCACTATGCCAGATGTTTTTTAATTCCTGCTTGCTTAGTGGTGGATCACATTTAGCAGCTTCTTCCCGAAATGCCTGACGAGCTTCAGCAGTATTGCCAAGACGCATAATGATGCGACCGGCAAAATGTGAGAGGGTTGCATTACGTTGACCTTCATGGATTGATCCGATGTTTTGCTGAGCAAAGTAACGCTCGGCCATCATAAATTTGTCCACGGCTTGTGATCCTTCATGCCAGATGGCTTTAGTACTAGGCACACCAAAGACAAACCGGGCCGCATCAAGCGCATTGTCATCAAAATAGGGAAAGTATTCTTGAATTTCGTGTTTTAGTTCGGCGTAGGTTTTAGCATCCGTAATCTCAGTAATCGGAAAGTAGACGTGAAACTTAGGCCGGGGTGTTTTATGGTGCTTGGCCTTCATATTGTTTCGCGAGAAAGTAATGGCGTAGGAAACATCATCGAAATAGTTAGCAATGTTTGCAGGTTTGATCCAAGTAGTCGGATCGTCAGAATGATCGTTATCGCAGTCCATGATCAGGCAGTCAGCTTTGATGAAGTTGGCAATAGCGCGTTGGTTATTTGTAAATTGACCGCAGACATGGTCATAATGGGCAGCCTGTTCTAATTCCTGTGCGTTAGTGATAGTTTGTTGATGAGGATAGATCGTATTGCTAGCCTGACCGGAATTACCTGCCATCGATAAAGTAAAATGCATCTTTAGTTGGCCTCCATTTCATTATTAAAGTAGCGGATATTTTTATTTTTACGTTTGGCAAAGCGGATGAAGTAGCACATATCGTGCGTCGGTTTACCAAATGACCAGGCTTCGGCGCATTTAGTCAGTAGCACAATGTTAATAAAAGTGGCTACTTGAAATTCCTGTGAATGGTGCAGGTTAATAAATTGAGGTAGGTAAAGCTGTGGACAAATGGGAATGCCGCCATGTTGATAGACAAATCGGCAGTAAGACTGCACCTTATGAACGATCACTGGATCTTTTTTCACTACTTCCGTAAAGGGAGCGACTACGAAGATCAACGGTCGGTAGTTGGGATTAGGCTTATTGGTACGTAGCTTGGCGATAGCTAGCGTTGCTTCTGACATAGATTCAGATCCTTTCTTAATAATTTATGGGACTAAAAAAGCCCTCACTGATAAGCCAGATGAGGGCGAGAAGTAAACTATAAAAATTAATCTTTTTTGTAGAAGCCTCCGACAAAGCCAGCAGCATTGAGGATTAAGCCATCAGCCCAGTCAGGGACCTCGGTCATAATCTTAACTATTGTGTCGAGCGAGCGGTCTGTCGGAGCATCAATCACGGCTTCATCATGAATGTGCATTACGACAGGGTTACCAGCTGTTTCTAAGCGACGCATAGCCCCGGCTAACAAGTCCCGACTAGTTGCTTGGACAATGTTTTCTACCAGCTTGGCCCCATAGGTTTCAATTCGATCCCATTTTTTCACGGTGTTGTTCCCCATGAAGGTAATCGATTCAGAACCAAACCGGTTAATGCCAATTTTAGGTTGGGGGTAGCAAAGATAACGTCCCGACCGTAAACGAAGAAACATGCAGCCACTCCGGTAAATAAACTTCATTCCGTGGGTAGTTTGCGGGAGGTGCGTTTTAATACATTCTTTAGCTGCTTTATCAACGTCCCACCAAAACTGCACAATGTGAGGACTAGCATTACGCCACATTTGAACCAGTGGTGGTAATTCATCATCGGTTAGGCCAAGATTAGTGGCACCCATGGCTTTGAGCGCACCAATAGAACCGCCATAGCCCAGGGCGAGTTCCGCAATTTTACCCTTTTGACGGAGTTCACCATTGATTCCATGTTTGACCACCGGGACACCAAACATCTGGCTTGCAGATACACAATAGATATCTTCATTCTTGGCAAAGGATTCTTGTCGCCATTTTTCATTAGATAGCCAAGCAATCACCCGTGCTTCAACCGCTGAGAAGTCAGCCACGTAGAAATGATGATTTTTGCTAGGGATAAAAGCAGTGCGAATCAATTGTGATAAGACGTCTGGCACTGAATCATAAAGCATTGCAAGTGCTGGTACGTTGCCTTGCTTAACTAATTCGCGAGCTTCTTCGAGGTCTGGCATTGAATTACGGGGAAGATTTTGTACTTGTACAAGGCGACCAGCCCACCGACCCGTCCGGTTAGCACCATAAAATTGTAAAAGACCATGGACACGACCATCTTGGCACATAGCTTTCTGCATAGCCTGGTACTTTTTGACACTTGATTTGGAGAGTAACTGACGGAGAGCTAATACTTGATGAACCGTGCCGGTAGTGGTTTGTAATAGCTGTGCCACTGATGCTTTGGATAGTGAATTAGTTTTAATACCTTGCTGCTGGAGCCAGTCTTTTAGCTGTAATGGAGAGTTAGGATTTGCTAGACCTGTTAATTCTTTAGCAGTTTGTAAGTACTGGTCATGGAAGACGTTTTGACATTTGATCGCATTGTTAACCAGTTGTTGGTCAATCCGGATACCGCGATCATTAATGTCTTGATCCATCCAGTAGTTTTCCCATTCATTCTGTGGGACAGGGAAGCATTCAAGCTTCTGGGTGATTTCCATTTCAACCTCGACGTCACGCTGATTGTATTGCTTAAACTGTTGCCATTTATCAGGAGCATGGTAGGGGAAGTTACGAGTGCGATTTTGATTGGCCTTCGTAGGTTTGCAAGGTGTACAGAAGTAGCGCACAAGCTCTTTACCAGCAGTGATCTTTTGCCGTGGTAACCCTAACACGCTTCCAACATCTCGTAGTGATAATGGCAAGCCGAGAGTGGCAGACCAAACACGAGAACAATGCCAACCAGTTGGCTTTAAGCGGTGACCAACAAAGCGTGACAGACAGACCCGTTCAAATTGAGCATTAAAGGCACTTTTAATAATAGTAGGATCATCTAACGCCTTAATAACCTGAGGAGGAATTGATTCACCCTGAGTGAGGTCTATAACCTTTACTGGACCGAAGTCGATAGCGTAGCCAAAAAGCAGGAGTTCAAAGTCTTTACTGTCTGCATAACGATAGACACCAGTCTGATTTAGGTTGGTGCTGGAATAAGTTTCAATATCAATTGAAATTTGCTTCATCAGGAATCCTTTCTACAAAAAATGGGTAGTCAAAGTCGACTGCCCATCTTTTGGTTTAAGCTAAGAAATCATCGTTATTGCTATCATTAATCGCTGTGAAGTCATCGCTGGCACTAGCATGTCCACCTAACGGTTCGCCATCACGGATCTTTTGAATATTGCCGAGCCCACAAGCTACTCCGCGGTTACCATTGGTGTTAAAGGCGTAGAAGTTAATGGAAACCCGAGCATAGCAACCACTGTAGACTTCGTTTTGGTCGAGAATTGGTTGGACATGCTTGTCAACAATCTGTGGTGCGGTGATAGAATTAGCGTTGATAAAGTAGCTGTTCTGATAAGCTTCATCATCACGTTCGACATCACCATCGCGGAGTGGCAGTTTTAGGGTAGCCTTGTTTGGCTTCTTGTCACCAAACTTTCCAATTCCTTCCTGGATGGCAGCATCGATAGCTTTTTCGATGGCAGTGACTGTCTTTTGATCGGACTTGGGGATGATTAGACTAACTGAATACTTTTCCTTACCACCATTGATAGACTTTGGTTCCCAGACGTTAGCGTAAGAGAGACGAGTGTTGATACCAGTAACGACTTTAGTTTGTTGTGACATATTATTTTTCCTCCTTAAATTCATCTTGTGGGTTTGATTTGCCAATACTCTGACGCCGATCATAATTTGGTACTAAAGTTGGTTTACCCGCAGGTTTAACAATTTCTTGACTAAACAGTTCGGTGAATTTTTTCTTACCGACCTGTTTTTCTAGTTTTTTAATCGGTAATAGCTTCTTTTGGTAAATATCATGGTAGCCATGTTCTTCAGCAATTTTTGCTACGGCTGCTTCATCCTTGTAATGACGCACAGACCGTCCTTCGACAATTTTGTAGCCGGGCCATTGCTTACCATGATTGATGGCTAAGTTGGCAGCATAGTCTTTAACTTCGTGAGCCCAGCGGTTTAAATCGTCGATATGCTCGAGGACCTCAGTAACCTCACTATCTGTTAGCAAGTTCGGTGACCGTAGTTGAAAGCGGGTGAGCTTGTGATGATAGTCATAACGGGCTCGCAGTACAGCATTGCAAGCAGAGAATTGGCACCAGGGGCCATAATGGACGGTGCCTTGACCAGCGAAAGCAAGTTCGGCTTTTTCTTTTAACTCGGTATTGGCCCAATGCATTAGCTCTTTAGCGTTAATGGTCCAGGTACTAATATTGGCCATGCGAGGTTGAAAGATTGTCGTTTCAACTTCATCTATGTTATATAGACTACCGAACATCTCTAATGCTCCGACGGCATAAAGTTTCATCTGTGGATTGTTCTGGGCTTCCACTCGGACACCCTTGCCATATTTGAAGTCGATAATGTGGAGTAGGTGATCAGAAACAATTACGCAGTCGCCAGTACCAAAACCTTCAGGAACATATTTAGAGAAATCCAGTTTCTGCTCTACCTTGATCGTGGCATCAGGTGCATACTCCTTAGCTTTATGATATTGTTCCAGGACATAGCTTGCGTAATCATCAGTTAGGTCTTCCATCTCATCTGATTGGTAGTCAGAAGTAGGACGCTTGAATTTGTCACCAAGCAAGCGATGAATTTTATATTCACCGAGGGCATGGGCAGCCGTCCCTTCAGCAGCTACATTAGAAGTAGTGTGGGGGAAGTATTGCTCTAGTCGTGGGAGTGGTGAAGCACTTAGCCAACGATTAGCACTGGAAGCTGATAATAATGCGTGGTGGGTTGGTGAACTCATTGTCCTAATCCCTCCGCACTGTAGTAAAGATCTTCGTAATCTTTAGGGTCCACGTCAGAAAGCTTCTCCGCATCAAACTTATGGAGCAAAGCTTTAACTTGGTCGGTATAACCTTCGGCGCTCTTCTTTGCTAGCATCTTGCGGACAGTTACTTTATCTTCAACTGGATCGCGCTTTGGCTGCTCATCTTTAAATTGCTCTCCATTTTGGTTGCTTGATAGCAATCCATGAAGGGACAGAATAGCTTCTTTGGTCTGATCGATTAAGTTCTCAGCTTCCTTGAGTTTCAAATCAAGATCATTCATTGCGCTCATAGGAATCCTCCTTTACTTCGTTAATCTGTAGCTGTTGAACATCTTTGCCAAGTGCGATCACCATCAAGTGATGTGCTTTACCAAGCAGCAAACGCAGCAGTCGTTCACGGATCGTGACGTTGCGCATGTCGATGATGCCATCTTGAGGGTGCTTGGTAAGCTTAATTGACACTTTATTAGCCATCTTTTATCTCCTTTCAAATAACTGTGTGGGTCATTCCTCACATCTATTTGCCAGGAGAAGAAAAAAAGTGAACCATCTCTGGCTCACTTTTTCTTAATTACTTTTGATCCCGTAGAATTGTCGCAGCTTTGCTAAGCCAGCTTTAACATGTCTACCAGCCATGACATTACTGATACCCATATTGTTGGCGATTTGCCTTTTTCTGAGTTTCAGACAGTAGTAGCTCAGGACAGCATACCGCTGTTTGACAGTTAAAGTCTTTAAAGCATCTGGTAATTGATTAGCTAATTGTTGGCGTAGTTGATTGTCTTCATTTTTAATTAACATATCTAACAAATAATCTTTCCCGTAAACAGACGTGATTTCCATAGAATACCTATCCGCTAACGTATCGATTGCATTAATGTCTGGATCTTCTAATGAAGTAGCAAAGAACTTGTCTTGATGCCTTTCATTTCGATGATCTGAATTGTATTGATCATGATTAAAGTCAAATACAATATTTCCCTGCGCTTTGGTAATTGTAGTTACCTGCTTTCCCATGTGCTTTACCCTAACGATTAACTTGCCGTCCTTTTCACCGATTAATTCATACTCACTGTTATCTGTTTTCATTAATAAAACCTCCATTCCGGTCTCCCGAAACGAAGGCAAAGGACAAAAAGAGCCACTGGTAGTGTGCAAAACAGTCCGAAACTTATTCGTTTCGGGACTGCAGCAAACCTTCCAGTGGCTGGTTGCAGTTAAAGTATTCAATTTGGTAAGCATGCTGGAACATCGTTAGCTTGACGATGCATGCTGAATTAAATAGATAAAATTCACGATCGCCTAAATAATATTGAGAAACGTATATGTAAACGGTATACTTAAATAGTGAATTAAATCATTATCTTTAATTCACAATTAGTATATTGGAAACAAGAATTTGACCCCGGACAGTTTGAGACAAAATCGGGCATTTTTTGTCCGAAAGTAGAGTGTGATTAATATGGAATTTTCTGATTTCTTTGACATAATGTGGACTTACCTGGCTGACCCAGAATCTAAAGAAAGCAACAAAGAAGGCCGACCAGAGTTCCTTAAAAATTTAATTGATATGTTGATCCGTGAACCGCAAACAGAAGAGGAAGACCAAAAAGCGGAAAACGGAGATTTAAATCCGTTAAATAATAAGGAAGCAGACACGATTAATAAGTACTGTTCTGGATCCAGAAAAATTCCAAAAAAAGATGCAAAAGATATCTTGAAAAGAATCAGTGATGGAAATCGATTTTTTGAAAGAATTGTTTTTGCAGCTCCTGGGGCAAAAAAAGGTATTAGAGATGAACTTAGAAAAAGAAGTTTTAATGTTACTTCTGCTTCATTAGGTAAAGTATGTTTTGACATAATGAAAGCCTTCCTAGAAAAATTTAAGGAAGGAAAAAGTTCTGTGACTGAATCCGATATTGCAGATGATAAAAAGAATGTTACCTACTTAAAGTTAGTCCACGATGTTCGATTTAAATGTCCACTATGTGGACGAGAATTGATTACTGATGGAGATACTGAAGCAATTGCAGGATATGATGTGGTCCATATTTTTCCAGCCAATCTATCAATGGAAGGTAAAGCAGAATTTTCCAAAATAAAAAAAGCACCTGAAAATTCAGATGCTTTGGAAAATAAAATTCCCTTGTGCTTAAATTGTGCAAATCTTTATCTCGAGAATCCAACATTAAAGAATTATCAAACCTTAGTTAATGAAAAAAGACGTATTGATATTGAACACAAACTCGCCAAAGGACTTAATCAGTTAACCTTAGAAGATAATTTAATCAAAGTTATAAAGGGCTTAAAAGAGATAAAGCCCGATAAGATTACTAATCCCATTTCTTATGATGCGCATAAGATAGAAGAAAAGATTAACAATGACTATCCTTTGCAAGGTGCTGTTCAATTTTATGTTATGGGTTACTACAACAAAATAAGAGATCAATTCTCAAGTATGGAGGGTAACTCGTTCAGTTTTGATGATCTGGCCACAACAATTAAATTGGCATATATCAAATTTAAACGAGAAGGATTAAGTCAGAGTGAAGTTTTTAATCATCTGGCTCATTGGATTCTTGAAAAAGAACATTTGGAAAATGATTTTATAGAAGCGGCGAGAATTTTAGTTGCTTTCTTTGTACAAAATTGTGAGGTGTTTGAAGTTGAAATTGCCCAGTAAAGTTACTGATTATAAAGAGAGTACACTAGCCAATCTACCTAAAATTTTAAAAGCCTTAGATAAGGATGCTATGAATCCACAACAACTTTTTGCAGCCACAAAAAGATATTTTGATGATGTTGGCGAATTTGTTGAGTCCTTAGATTGTTTATTTACTTTGGGTAAAATTCGCATTGATAAAGAGACAGGTGTGATACACAGTGTTAAAGCAAATTAGTTGTGATCAATTTATTATTGATGGAAAGGTTCGAGGACCAATAAATTTTGGTAAGGGGCTAAATGTTGTACTAGGTGGAAAGGGTGGAACTAATTCAATAGGGAAATCTACCTTTTTAATGATCTTAGATTTCGTGTTTGGAGGGAATGATTACGTAAAGAAGGATAGTGACGTTCAAAAGAACGTTGGACAGCATACTATCAAATTTATTTTTGAATTTAATGGTAAAGACTACTATTTTTCAAGATCCACTGAGGATTTTCAAAACATCAATGTCTGTGATGAAAATTTTAAGCCTTTAGCGGATAAAAGGATGACAAGGGATGAATATTTAAAGTTCTTGTCTAAAAAATATAATTTGGACCTACCTGGATTATCTTTTAGAAACGCTGTTAGCAGATTTATTCGGGTCTATAACCGTCAAACAGTGAATGAAAGAAGACCGTTGCAAGCTGTTAATCAGGAACAAGGCAAGCAACAGGTTTATAGTTTGTTGAAACTATTTGATAGATATTCTCCGATAGAGGCGAGGGAAAAAGCTGCAAGTGACGCTGATAAAGCCTATAAAGTATTTAAAAATGCAGGTGCGTTTAAGTATGTGCCAATAGTAGATACTAAAAAGCAGTTCAAAGAAAACGTTGATAAAATTTCTGAACTTAAAGATGAGCTATCTGATCTAGAATCAAAAAATAATGAAGGAACATTAAATCTAGATGAAATACAGGCTGAACATCTTAGAAGTATTAGAGAAGATTTATCAAAATTGAGAGATTACAAGAATACATATATTAGTAGACTTAATGTTGTTAAGGCTAATGAGCAAGCTGGGCCTGGTAAATTTAGAAGTAATTATCGAGAATTACAACAATTTTTCCCAGACATTGATTTAAATAAGATAGAAGAAATCGACAAGTTTCATCATCAAGTTACCAAGTTCTTGAAAGAGGAATTTGAAAAAGAGAAGAACTCTTTAGAGAAAAATATTAGTGAAATTGATCATCATATTAACGAGCTAGTAACTGAAGCAAGGAAAATTAAAAATCAACAAGCTCCTAACGTTCAAACGGCTATTCTTAATGACTATGCTGATAAAAAAGCTGAACTTAAAAGGTTGGAAGACGAAAATAAAAATTATGAGAAGAAAAAAGAACTTAAAGAAGCGCAAAAAGATCAAAATGAAGCTTTAAAAACAACTGTGAATACTCAGCTTGCGGAAGTTCAGCACTTACTAAATGAAAAAATGGCCAAGCTAAATGAAGAGATATGTGGTTCATCCTCTTTTCAGCCGCCCCATATTGAATTAAAAGCTAACAATTATTCCTTTGAAACTATTAATGATCAAGGAACAGGTACCTCATTTAAAGGTCTAATTCTTTTTGATCAGGCATGCTTAGAGTTAACCAGATTACCGTTCTTTATTCATGATTCTTTGATGTTCTCTAACATTGAAATAGATCGCAAGGATAAGATCATTGAAATGTATGGAAAGGAAAATAAACAGGTTTTCATTTCTATTGATACTATTGATCTTCTTTCAGACAAGGCACAACAAATTATAAAAAAGCACACTGTTCTTACGTTAGAGCGTGGTGGTAAAGAGTTATTTGGGAGATCTTGGAATGAACAACAATCAAACTAAGTTAAAAATCAACTATAAGATGAGCTACAAAAAGTTATGGAAGTTACTAATTGACAGAGGCATGCAAAAAAAGGATTTGCAAAAACAATGTGATATTAGTGCAGCATCTATTGCTAAGCTAGGAAAAAATGCCAACGTTACTACAGATCTTTTAATGAAGATATGCTCAGGGTTAAATTGTAACCTTGCCGATATTTGTGAAACAGAACGCATCAACACAGGAGAATAA